GTCTGGTCCGGCAGGATTCCTAACGCTGAGATCGTTCCGCCATCCTCAGTGATCGTGTAGATCGCCTGACTCGGATCGTTGATCTGCAGCGTTCCGCGATGCGCGCGCATGGCAGCGCCATCGAACAGACGAGTAATCGCGCAGTCGCCTCCAATCGTTCCGCCGACCGGCCACTGATCCTCTTCCTCGCTTTTGTTATCAATCGACAGATTGACGCCGTCAAGGTCGTTGACGTAGACAAAAGTATCGGGCGGCTGCTGCAGAACTCTGACCACGTTCTCCGTGACCGGCATGATCAGATTGTTGGTTCCGTTGGCGCCCGGAGCGTTAGCCACTTCCTTCAGCAGCCTGAGTCCGGTTGATGGAGCGCCTTTCAATACAACTTCGAAGCTGATCCTTAACGCCCCTGGTGGCTGGTTCTGTACGAAGGCCAGAGGAAGGTCGGTGAACACGCAATAGCTGCGTCCCCGGTAGCCGTTGACATTCCCGACGCCTTCAACGGCTTCGATGGTTGGATCTGGAAGCTGGGTCTGCGTGCCTTTGTAGAACTTGAAATATTGCGAGAACATATGCGACGACTGGATCGCCGCGATGTTCGCCTCGTCCCGAATGTCGTAATAACACTTCTCATTGATCCAGATGCGGTTGAGCTGCTGAACCTCCTGGCCCTCGATGCCGAGCAGAAGCATTGCGAAGCTCGCGCTATAGGTGAACGTCATGGCGCTTGCCGGGTCGCCGCCCTTGGACGCCTCTTCAACGTTCTCGTATTCCTTCAAATCCTCCATCCAGATCAGCGAACCCATGAAGCCGATCTGCCCGTAAGCCCTTGGAATGGGCTGGCCGTAAGTCGAGACGTTGGACTTCAGGTCTTCAAGTCTTGGTCCGGTTGTCTGCGGCCCATCAGGAGCGAAGACGACTCCACCAATTGCAGAGCCAATCGCCCAGCCAAAAGCCGGTCCAATAGGCGTAACCGCACCCACGACCCCGCCGACGACTGCGAATGCAAGCTGACCCATCAGGTCACGCTCGGATAGCTGTAGGCGGCGACGATGCTCTGACGCAGCCTTGAGTCGAGCCTATGTTCGACCACCTTCCCGCGCGCCTTGAGCGCATGCACGATGCCAAGTCCGTCGCGGTAGTCGACCAGAATCCCCATGTGATGAGGCTCGGCTGCGGTCTGGATAAGAACGACGTCACCGGCCTGCATTTGCTCGAGCGGGACGCGTCGCAGGTACTTGTCGCACTCGCGCTGCATCCTGCGGTTGTCTGGAGCCTGCTTGTAGGTGATCTGGAATCCCTTCGGCAGATCGCCTATGTCTTCACCGATGCCGATGTTCAAGCCCACGCAATCCGCGCCATGCCCTCTGACTCTTGCCTGCTCGCGAAAGGGCGTGCCGATCCATTGGCGAGCCGTCGCCACTACCTGCGCGCGAGTGGTCATATATCGGTCCAGCTCTTTACGCGGAAGCGGTGACCCTGACCTTTGATGCTTCGAAAGAAGCGCAGGAGTTCGGCGTGATATCTCTGCGTGTCTGAAAGTTGCATAGTCCAAATTGGCTTTCCGACTAATCCGGGCGCACCGTATACACGCCGGATCGGGGTGCCGTATTTGGCTTGCGGTATTACGAGCGCAACTGGCAACGCCCAGAGGCCAGTGAAGAATCTGCGCCTGTTCATCATGAACCAGGAAGACGGAAGGAACGGTTCGGCAACGGGACTTCAGGTTCTCCCCCGAAGTTGACGACGTTGTCGTACTTCATCTTGCAGTCGCCCAGATATTCACCGGGGCCAGTCTTCAGCAACTTATTGCAGCCTGGAGAAATAGTGAATTGGTCGGGCGGCGAGTAATCGTTGCCGCGTATCTCATACGGAAGAGGAAGTTGCAGTTCTATGGTTCCATCCGACAGATAACTTTTAACTTCCATTGAAAACCCAGCGTTGTCGCCTGTCGTAAACGTCACTACACCCCAGTTGAACCAATCGTCCGGGTAAGGCGGCGAACCAGACGCGAAAACGGACGCTACAAATACCCTCCTCGAGATAACCGACGAGACCGGAACATCGTGTTCGGTGAACGCCTCCAGATCGACCTTGCAGTCCGCGTCCCCGAGTTTGTAGCGGCAGTTCGGAGTAATGATGTGGCCGACGTTCTTCTGCAGGGCTGCAGTCAGGCTCCTAAGTTCCCCGACGAACATTCCCTGCTCGCGCTTCACGACTCCCAGCGTCCCGGTCAGAAGAATGTTCCGGCCCATTGTGAAGTCTGTGTAGTTCGCTTCGAATATCTCAAAGGCCGAACCATCCCAGCGTCCAGCTTCCAGATCCGCGTCAGTGATGCCGGATGAATCGAACAGGCCGGTGACCTCCATGTTGTCGACGCTGAGCATCGCGTTGGTTGCCAACTGCGAAGCGGTGAATCCACTCATTGCTTCGTAGGTCACGCCACTGATGACGGCGGGCTGGTCGTGATCGGTGAACCCGAAGACTTCTCCATCGGTCCGCGTCACTTTCCAATAGGTCGCAATCGTGCGTTCCGGCAAGGCGTAATGCGCCTTCAGTGCAACCGACAGCCCCTTCATGCCATTGCGATCCGGACTTCAGTCAGGTTGATCCCGGACCAGCTATAGAGCAGACCTCCCTCGTCACCCGCGCGATTCACGATCTCGAACGATGCCTCGTCTGACAGAAAGCGAACCGGCACGTCGAACTCGCCTTCCCACGTCAGTGTCTCGCTCTCCTGCGGGTAGAAATAAGCGCTACCGGTGTTCGCCGTTAGTCCAGTGGTCGTTGTGCCAATCGTTATGACGTTGGTCGAGACGTTCGTGATGACGTGCGACAGGTCATTGAGGGTTGTCGCTGCGGTTCCCGTCACACCGCTGATGAATACCCGCTGACCGATGGTGAAGTTCGGGGAAAACGCCGTGGCAACGGTGATGACGTGCGAGGCGCCCGGTGTATGCGCAGTAATGCCCTTAGTTTGATTCGCGACGAACGAGATTTTGCCGAGCGCCGTGTCGATGGCGATCTGACCAGGACTGCCACCTACTACCAGCAGAACGCCACCGCGATAGATATTCAAGCCTGCGAGCTGCGGCTTGTTGATGTCGCGATAAGTCGTCAATGCGCCTGCGGTGTACTTCTTTTGCAGTACGTAATGCTGCGTCCCGTAACCGACGCCCGCTGTTCCTGCGGCCTGCAAGACGCCATGCAAGGGCTTCAGTACGCCATTGGCAGTTGTGACTTCGAAGTCGCTGTAATCCTTCACGCGGAACCGATGGCCCATTCCCTTGACCGCATGAAAGAAAGTCAGCAGTTCGTCGTGCTCTGCCTGCGTGCGGTTGGCGTGCTCGAGGTTGTACTTATGCAGCGGTTGCTCGTGGCGGATGACAACATCGTCATAACCTGAAGCCACGACCGTCCGCACGGTGCTGTACATCGGACCGCTGAGTGCGCCGAAGGAAACACAGCTGGGGAAGCGCGGAGATTCAAGGAAGGCCACTTATGCGTTCCTGCTCTGCGCTTGGCGGATCGCCTGACCGGCTCGCAAGGCAATCTGGTTCTGCGTCTCACGGCTTACGCCACCCGCAGGCAGGACGAATTGATTGTTCACAACCATCCCGCCGCCACCTTTGCGGTTTGAATCCGCGTCGATAACACGCTCGCCACGATGCAAATAAGCCAGACCGTCGCGCGGAACGAAGTCGGTCCCAGATGCGAACACGCCGGAAAGGTTGGCTCCGCCAAAGATGGCCCCAAGGATTCCGCCAATGCCGGCACCGCCAGAACCGCCACCGCTACCCATTCCCTTGAACAGCTCAGTGGCCCAGTTCGCAAGTGGTTCCGTGACCAGCTTGCGCGTACCGATACGTAGTAAGTCCTTCTCCAATCCCTTGACGATGTCGCGCAAGCTGTTGAAGTCGACGATCGCGTCTTCCAATGCGCTGCTGAACGTCAGACCTAATTCCTCCGCCGCGTCGTTCGACTTTTCCAGTTCCTTATCGAAGCCGGCGATCTTGTTCTGCGCGACCTTGAATTCCTCCAGCGAAATAATTCCGGCCTGCAGCGCTTCGTCCAGATCTTTGAGCGCCTGCAAGTCCTGTCGCATCTGAGCGCGACCGGTCAGACTGTCGATGCTCTTCTGGAACCTCTCGTTCTCTTCGTTGACTGCGTTCTGAAGCCGTGCGTTCTCCGCTATCGTCTTGTTGTATTCCTTGTGAGCATCAATCTCTTGCGCTAGAAATAGCAGAGCAGCCTTACGGTCGTCGGTCAGTTGCCGGAGCGCGCCTTGCTGAAGCGCAAAGGTCAGCTTCTGGACTTCGCTGAGTTCGCTTTCCCTCTCAATTGCTTGCGTTAGCTGCCGGACGTATGCCTCATAGGCCTTCTCAACCTCGTCGACTTCCTTCTTGACCTTGGTATCTGGTCCGCTGAGTCGAGGCGCCGTTGGTTTCCTTACTGTTGGAGCGCGTCCGATTGCCTGATCAAGGTTCTCAAGGCCAATGCCTTTGACCGGTGCCGCCGTTGCGTTCTTGATCTTCTTGGAAAACGAATCAAGATCGGCAATCGTTTTCTTGATGTCTTCCGATACGCCCTCGAATATCGCGCCGATGCCTTTGAAGTTTCCTTCCTTGATAGCATCAAGCGTGGCGAGTAATCCGCCCAGCGATATTCCAGCGATCCGGAAATTGGTCGAAGCAATCGCAACGCGTTCTGCGAAGAATCCAAACGCCTCGCGCGCAGCATCGGACGCGCGAGTAACAAGGTCGGTGTTCTCTGCCGTGCTCAGCAGAGAATTGGCGACTACCTGCAATCCAGGCAGCAGCGCATTCGTTAATTGAGTGACGAATCCCTGAACGACAAGCTTCAGCTTTCCGATGGTGTCGTTGAACTCGTCTGCGGCCTTTGCTGACTCAGCGGTGACGTGGCTGTATTTCTGGAAGTAGGCAATGTTGTCCTGTAGCGCCTGACCGCCATCGGCCAGCAGCGGAGCCATTTCCTTGAATGACTTGCTGAAGAACGCATTGCTGAGCGCTGCCTTCTCAGGACCATCGGCAAATTTCTCGAACTTGGTGGCGATCTCGCTGAAGATGACATCGGCCGACTTCGTGTTGCCAGCCGCATCCTTGACGCTGATGCCTAAAGCCTTGAACGCCTCGCTTGCTTCCTTTTCTCCACGCGCCGCTTCAGCGATCTTTAGGTTGAGTTTGGAGAAAGCCGTCGCAGCGGTATCGAGATCAGAACCCGCCTGCTTCGCTGCGAATCCGATCCCTCCAATCTGCTCAACGCTGACGCCAGTGGCTTTGGATAGATCGTTGAGTTTGTCAGCGGCGTCGATTGAGCCCTGAATCAATCCGGCAAAGGCACGAACAGAGAAGAACGCCGCAAGCGCTTCGCCAGTCTGCCGCGCGGTCTTCAGTAGATTGGCGTTGAACTTCTCTGCGTCCTGCGCCGCCTTGCCTAAGCCACGCGTGTATTCGGCCGCATTGAGTCCAAGGCTGACGTCGAGTCTTCCAGCTCCCGCCATTACGCCTTCCTCTTTTTATGCGGATTCCAGCCGAACGCCTTCCGCTTGTCCTCGATGCGGGTCACGTTCGCTGGTAACTCGTCTTCCAGTTCTTTGAGCATGTAGTCTTTGAGCTTCACGTTCTTGGCGCCGCCCATCGTGGCAGCGATGAGCATCGAGACCTGAGCCAGCAGAAGTTCGATGCGCTTGAACGGCAACGCATGCCGACGAACGTAGACCGACCACCGCTGAAGTTCAGCTTCGGTCATAGACCTCGCCAAGCTTTCAGACGAACCGCCCAGATGCAACGCGAGATCCATCAGGAACGTCTCGCGTTGCTCTAGGACTTTGGGGCTTCGTTGCTCTTCTTGCTTGCGTTCAGGAATGCCATCTGCAAGTCAGGTGGCAGCTTGGCGAGCTTCAGAACGGCATCGGCGTCGGTGACATCGAACAGAAGCGTTCCTTCCTCATCGCACAGAAGCATCGCTAGGAGACGGCCGGTCTCGCATCCGTCATCCTGCTTTACCGCCTCGAGCTTCTTCTTCGTCAGATCCGCGTCATAGGCCGTCATCACCCGCACGAAGCCCGCCTGTCCGTCGTACTCGACAGGGATGGGCTTCGGCGAGGATCGTTTGAGAATCGAAGCGATCAGATCGTCACGGGTCATGCGGCGTCGTAGTCGTAGTAATCGCCCGTGAACCGAATCGTCATCGAGCCGGTCCAGATGCCGTCATTGGCGCCTGACACGTTCAACTGCTGGATTCGGCCCAGATAGACGCGATGACCGCCGTCGTCCGACAGAGTCAAGCGCAGACCGATCAGCGTTCCAGCCCTGTTAGCGGCTTCGATTCCCAGCTGAACCGTGGAAGTCCGATGCGCGAAGTTGTAGTCCAGCGTCGCGCTGCCGACATCGCTCAGGCCCAGAACGTTCTCGCGCCTGGTCGAACAGATCGTCGTGGTGTCGATCTCGGTCGCGGTTCCGCCCGTTTGGCTGAATGAGGTCGAATCGCAGAACGCATTGAAGTCACCCACCGACAGAGCGCCGCCGCTTACATAGGCACCGTAGCCGGTCGCATCGACATCGAACAGTTCGAACGTGTTGGCGTCCAGAACGTTGATGATGAACGTCTTGCCGTTCAGTTCGGTCATCCCAACGACGCCGGTAATCGTGACGATGTCGCCGTCGGCGTAGCCGTGCGTCGTCGATGTAACGACTGGTGGATCAGCCTGGGTGATCGCCGTGATTGCCTGCGGAGGGCTTTCTGCTTCGAACTCAGTAGCGATTGCGATCTCGCTACCGTTGAACTTGTAACTAAGACCGCCTGCCATGTGCTTCCCCTTTTCAGAAATAAAAAAGCCCGCACTAGGCGGGCCGTGGATAAAACTGTCTGACTTCTAAGTCGTGAATGGTGAACTCGCGTAGGTCACGTAATCGACCTGTTCTCTGAATGTCTTGGTCTGTTCGTCATAGCTGCTGAAGCTGTTCTCAAAGACTGCCGGTGGCGCAAAGGTCTGCATCGCTGTCATCAGTTGTTGACGCAAGGCGCGAACCGCGCTGAACGTCGTTGCCACGATGTCGAACTGAATCCGTGTGTCCGCTGTCTCGTCGCCACCATCCCCGCAGATGGTGACCGATGGCGTCACCGAAATAATCGAATACCGAATCGCCGGCCATACCGGAGGCGAGCCCGTCAGCGGGAAGGTGACCGGATAAACCCGATTCCCCACCAGGCTTCCAAGGGCCGTGAAGATCGAAGCCTCAATGGTCACTTGCCGCCTCGGTTGGCTTTGTCGATCCGTTCCTTGATCTTCTTCTTCATTGCCTCAATCGCGCCCGACTTGCCCTGATCCAAAGCGGGTCGCATG